AGCAAACATTACCAGAAGCAAGCGGAACGTGCTTTTGATGGAATGTGATTGGACGCAGGCGTCTGACACTCCGCTATCAGATGAGGTAAAAGCTTTATGGGCTACATACAGAACAAGCCTTAGAGACCTATCTGGCAGTAGTAACTGGCCTTTTCTTGAAGAGGCTGATTGGCCTACTAAACCTTAAGTGTCGATTGATACGGTAAACAGAAAGACTGATAAATGGACAAACGTACAGTATCATCCGCGCATGAACGGATCGACGGCCTTGAGAAAGAGGTGATCGCTATAAAGACTGAGGTAAAAATCCAGTTTAAGGATTTGTTTGGTCGCGTGAAGCGTATGGAAAGCATTATGATTGCAGCAACGGCGTCTATTATTGGGCTTTTAGTCGCCGTGTTGACAAAGATGGGCTGAAATTGTGGACCCGGTAAGCATCACCTTGATGGCTACTGGCGCTTACAAGACGCTCCGGGCTGGCCTTGATACTTACAAGGACATTTCCGAGATGGGGCAGTCTTTAGCAACCTGGGGTAAGGCGTGTGCCGACTTTAACCACCTCGAGGAGCGGCAAAAGAACCCTCCTTTCTGGCAAAAAACATTCAAGGGGTCAGACGAAGAGACGGCAATTTTGATTTGGTCAAAAAAAGAAGAGCTTTCTCGAATGAGAAACGAATTGAAAGATTACATTTCATGGCATTACGGGCCAAAAAAATGGGAGGAAGTGCTAGGTATTGAGGCTCAAATGCGCAAACAGCGCAAAGATGAAATCTACCGCAAGCAAGCTCAAATAGATGCTGTGATTAACTTTGCTATCGGAACTGTGATTTTTGCAATTAGTGGGGGCGCTTTGTTTTTGTTTTTCTACTTCTGGGGCCAAAATCAGGGGCGTTGGTGATGTGGTTTTTAGTCTGGTTTCAGGTCATGAATAACAACATTGAGCACTATCAACTTAATCAGTTCACAACTGAGAACGAGTGCAAAGAAGCTCTTGAGGATGCGAAAGTCTTAATAACCACCAGCCAAACGACGGTGTATTGTTTTGAGGTTATACCGGAATAAACGAGGGGATTACATTGTGTATGACGAGGATATGAGAGTTGTGATTATCACCCACCACAAACGTTATGCCATTGAGTATGCTAGGAGTTTGAAAAAATGACTGAATATGATCTGAACAAGAACGGTAAGATTGACGCCGACGAGCGCGAGTTGATGCTTGAGGATCGTCGTTTGCGCATGGAAGATGCAGATCACAAGCGCGATGCTAAACTCCGGATGACGTGGTTCGCTTTGTTTGGTTTGTTGATTTATCCGGTCGGCATCGTTGCGGCAGATATGTGGGGATACGACACCACAGGGCAACTTCTTGCTGACATCGCACCTACATACTTCATAGCCATTTCTGGGTTGGTTGCGGCTTTCTTTGGGTTCAGCGCAATGGGAGATAAGAAATGATGAACTTATTAACTTCAGCACTTGGTCCGGTAGCTAATCTTGCTGGCTCTTGGCTCCAGGGAAAAGCCGATAGAAACGCGGCAGCCGGCCAGTTGAAGCTGGTTGAAGCTAAAAGCAAAGCAAAGATACTATTATCCAAAGAGACATCCACTGCCGATTGGGAGCGGATTATGGCTGAAGGTACGCAGTCATCGATCAAGGACGAGGTGGTAACTTTTGCCGTCCTTATACCCGTCATTCTGTGCTTCATACCTGGGATGGAAGAAACAGTGAAGAACGGCTTCGACCGCCTTTCTGAGCTGCCTGAGTGGTACACATGGCTAGTCTTCACTGTATGCACAGCAGCGGTTGGCATTCGAGGTGGCAAGCAATTTTTCGGAGGTAAAAAATGAAAGAGAACTGGGAAACGTTTTTTGAAATGCTGATAAAGCATGAGGGTGGCTTTACTGACGATCAGCGCGACAAGGGTAACAGCAAGGGTGACGGCCACGGCAACGAAGGCAGCACAATGCTTGGTGTTACTTCGTGGAACTGGGCGAAATATACCGGCAAGCCTGCACCGAAAGAAGTGATGCGTAAGCTGACCGTCGATGATGTTAAGCCTCTTTACAAAAAGAACTACTGGGATGCGGTTAAGGCAGATGATCTCCCTTCTGGTGTGGACGTAAGCTGCGCCGACCTTTGTGTTAACGCCGGACCAGGCCGCGCCGCCAAGATTTTGCAGCGTTCAGTGTCAGCAACGGCTGATGGTGCTATCGGACCTAAAACTATTGCAGCGGTGTATGACTTTGATCCTGTGGACGTTCTTCACAAATATTATGATGGTCGTGAGGCGTTTTATCGCTCTCTCGACGATTATAAAATTTACGGAAAGGGCTGGAGTAGGCGCAATACTGAAACTCTGGAAAAGGCGTTGGATTTAGCCAATGAGTGAAAACAAGCGTTTTGACGAGCTAGATAAAAAGATTGCATCGGCGCGCAGGCTTAAAAAAGCTATTGAGTGCCGGACTAGCTTTGTCGATTTTGTTAAGTACACGATGCCTGATGCTGATGATCCAGAGAACATTGACGAAAGCATGTTTAAAGACGCCAAGCACCATAGAGCGTTGGCAAAAGTGCTAGAGAAGGTAGAGAAGGGCCACATTCCGCGTTTAATCGTATCTATGCCGCCCAGGCACGGTAAATCGGAGTTAGTTTCGCGTCGTTTCGTGCCTTGGGTGCAGGGTCGTGACCCGTACCGCAATGTGATCTTTGCTACCTATAACGAAGACTTTGCGAAAGACTTTGGTGCGGATGTCAGAAATATTATGACGTTGCCGCAATACAAGCATGTTTTCCCGAGCTTTGGGTTGCGCAAGGGCGGTGCATCGAAGTCGAGGATACAAACAACGTCTGGCGGCATGTCGGTGTTTGTTGGTCGAGGTGGTTCGATCACTGGCCGTGGCGGCGATTTTGTTATTCTTGACGATCCGATTAAGGATAGCCTGGAGGCTAACAGCCCGACGTTGCGAGAACAGTTGTGGCAGTGGTTCACGCAAGTGTTGATGACGCGCCTTATGACAGCATCAGCATCTATTGTTATCGTTCAGACGCGCTGGCATGAGGATGATCTTATTGGTCGTCTTACGGACCCCACGAACCCGCATTACAGCTCCGAGGAGGCTGCAAAGTGGAAGATTATTAACCTACCCGCCTTGGCGGAAGATGAAGACACTCTCGGCCGCAAGCCGGGTGAACTGTTGTGGCCCGAGCGGTTTGATATGGAGTTTATGGAAGCGCAACGGCGTCTTGATCCGCGTGGCTTCAGTGCTTTGTATCAAGGCAGGCCGACAGCGGAAGACGGTGATTTGTTTCGGCGCGAAAACATCAAATACTTTAATCGCAAAGACGTTCCAGACGACATGCGTATTTACGCTGCTTCAGATCATGCTGTTGGGGTTGATAAGACGCGCAACGACGCGACGTGTTTGTTGATCGTCGGTGTAGACAGAAACGATGACATATTCTTGTTGGATTGCTGGTGGGAAAAGCGAACTACAGACAAGGTCGTGGACGCCATGTTGGAGCTGATGCGCAAGTGGAAGCCCCTAATATGGTGGGCTGAAAAGGGCCATATATCCAAGGCTATTGGTCCGTTTTTGCGCAAGCGTATGGGTGAGGAAAAGGTTTACTGCCGGATTGAGGAAGTCACGCCAGTAGCGAACAAGGTTCAGCGCGCACAGTCTATACTGGGCCGTATGGCTATGAATAAGGTATTGTTCCCGCGTCAATCTGTGTGGACTCAAAAGGCAACTGACGAGCTTTTAAAGTTTCCCAATGGGCGAAATGACGACTTTGTAGACACCCTTGCTTGGGTGGGAATGGGCTTGGCTCGACTAACCACCCCTGGAGGTGGTATAGTGAAGTCAGATAGCCGTCCAAAAGTCGGTACGCTAGCGTGGGTTAAGTGGGATTCTGCGCAACGCCGTAAGCAACAATTTTTGGAAAACAAGACTGGTGGTTGGTAATGAACGAAGAAATGATGATAGATACGGCAGACGAAGAGCGGCAAGAGCCTACACAACGCCGTAGTGCGTTAGTCAGTCAGTGGCTGGCAAAGGTCAAACACGCTAAAAAGTTTCACGAAAAGTCGTTCAAGCAGATGCGAACCGACATGGACGCCGTTCTTAATGGCTATGACGCAAAGAACTGGTCTGGTGATAACTATGTTGCCAATATCTTGCAGCGCCATGTTCAACAGCGCACAGCCGCTTTGTATGCTAAAAACCCCAAGGCGGTAGCCAAGCGGCGCAACCGTATGTCCTATGAGGTTTGGGATGGCGATGCTGAAACATTGGCTCAGGCGTTTATGGCCTCTGAGGCGTCGTCGCAAAACGGATTACCTGTGCCGCCAGAAGCCTCGATGATTATTCAAGACTACATGAATGGCAAGAACGAGAGCAAGATGCTCGATAACGTCGCAAAGACGCTCGAAAATCTCTTTGACTACTACATGAAAGAACAGCAACCAGCGTTCAAGGCGCAAATGAAAGCGCTGGTACGCCGCGTTATTACTACTGGTGTCGGCTTTGTGAAGGTTGGCTTTCAGCGTGACGTTGATAGGGCGCCGGAAGTTGCGGCCAGAATTGCTGACGTACAGGCTCAAGTAGATTTTCTTCGCCGCGTAGCCCAAGAGGCCGAGAAGGGCGAAATCCAAAAGGATGACCCAGAGATCGAAGAGCTTATGCTTTCGATGCAGACGCTACTTGAAGAGCCTATGGTAACTATTCGCGAAGGCTTGGTGTTTGACTTCCCAGAGGCTAATTCAATCATCATAGACCCTCGATGCCGTCAGCTGCGCGGGTTCGTTGGTGCGGAATGGATTGCCCACGAAATGTATTTAACGCCAGACGAAGTAAAAGAGATTTACGACGTCGATCTTAAAGACAAGTATCGCACATATGATATGAAGGGCCGGTCAACTGGCCCATACGATGAATACCGTCAGCGATCTTCGTATGACGATATTAACGGTGAAGGCGCGCCTGATGGTCTGGTTCAAATCTTTGAGGTGTATGACCGCAAGACTGGCGTTCAGTATTGCCTTGCCGATGGTCACAATGACTTCTTGCGTGAACCTATGGGGCCAGACGTAAAAGTCGAAACATTCTGGCCTATCTTCTCGTTGGTGTTCAATGAGATCGAGCATAAAGATCATCTATATCCCCCATCAGACATCAGCCTTTTGATGCCTATGCAGCACGAATACAATCGGGCAAGGCAGGGTTTGCGTGAGCATAGACGCGCCAATCGTCCTAAGTATGCAGCACCGGCTGGTGTTCTTGAGGATGTGGATAAGGAAAAGCTGGCTACGCACCCAGCAAACGCTGTTATCGAACTACAAGCCCTTGCAGCTGGTCAGAAGGTCAATGACGTTATTCAGCCGATAGGTCAGATTGGTATTGATCCGAACCTCTACGAAGTACGCACTATATTTGACGACATCCAGCTTGTTGTCGGCGCGCAAGAGGCTCAGTTTGGTGGGCTGTCCCGCGCTACGGCGACAGAGACATCGATTGCCGAAAGCGCGCGTATGTCAACGATGGGCGCAAATGTTGACGAGCTAGACAGCTTTATGTCGGAAATGACGCGCGCTGCCGGTCAAGTTGTTTTGGCTAATCTGTCTGTCGATGAAGTTAAGAAGATTGTTGGCCCCGGTGCTGTTTGGCCGGAGATGACACGCGATCAGATTATGGAAGAGATTTATCTGGAGATCGAAGCGGGATCGACGGGTAAACCTAACCGCGCAGCCGAGCTTGCAAACATTGAGCGGATTATGCCGTTCTTGCTGCAAATACCGGGTATCGACCCGAAGTGGCTGGCTAAAGAATTGCTGAAACGCCTTGATGACAAGCTCGAACTTGACGCAGCGTTTGCAGATAAGATTCCTAGTATTGTTGCAATGAACCAAGCGCAACAACCGGGAACTGGTGATCCAGCTTTGCAGGGTCCACCAGGAGGGGGCGCAGATAATGCGCCGAGGCAGCTTCCAGGGGGCGGGGGAGGCCCAGCGCCGATGGGAGCTAATAACCAGTAAATTTTTGCATTTTGTTGATAACTACGATCAACAGATGTAAAATAAAAGGAGAAGGACGCTAAGATGGTTGAAGAAACCGAGGTTGCGGAACCGTCCACCGAGACCGAAGTAATCGAGGACGATAATGCGGTGTCGTCTGCCGCAGAAAGCGAAACCGAAGCGGATTTGTTGAGCGTCATACAAGACGCGATGCAGCCCGAAGAGGAAACAGAGTCGCACTCTGAGAACGAGGTTGAGGAACCGGATACGCTTGTAGCTGAATCTGATGCTGAAAACGATGAAGTAGTCGATGATGCAGAGGATTTTTCTGACGAACCGTTTCATAAACATCCACGTTTTAAGAAAGTATTGGAAGAACGGAACTCATACAAGGATAGTGCTGAAAAGTTTAACGTGATGCAGAATTACCTGATGGACAACCAACTGTCTGGTGACGAAGCCGCAAAAGGTTTGGAGATCATGGCTTTGATGAAAGCCGATCCAATGGCCGCACTTGATGCTCTAAAACCGTATGTGCAGAATTTATCCCAAGCAGCTGGAATTGTGCTGCCGAAAGATATTCAGACCCGTGTTGACGATGGCTACTTAGACGAGGATGCGGGACGCGAGTTGGCGGTTGCGAGAGCTGGAGAGCAAAGGGCTAACGCCCAAGTAAATCAATATGCCCAAGCGCAGCAACAGAACGCCGCGCGGCAGCATATTAACTCGCTGGCTGAAACGGTGACTGCGTGGGAAGAAAAAGCCCGACAGTCCGATCCAGACTTTAACCTCAAGCAAGAAGAAATTGATGACCGAATTAGGGTTATGGTTTCGGAGCGAGGAAGGCCAAATACGCCGCAAGATGCAATATCGATGGCGAAAGAGGCTTATGATGCGGTCAACACCCGCTTTCAAACGCGCTTTGCAGACCGACGCCCAATTAAGACGGCATCTGGTGGCAAAATTGGAGGAAGCCCACAAGCGGAACCACAGTCGTTACAAGATGCGATTGCCAATGCTTTGGGCAACTCATAACACGTTAGGAAAGTAAGATGGCTTTTAGTTCAGCCGAATTGGACAACATCGCTAACGCTGCCCTCGATTACTACATCGATAAAGGCAACGTTTATTCACAATCACTGCAAGACAAGCCTTTGCTTAAAGCAATGGACTCTGGGGCTAAGACATTCCCAGGGGGCAAGGGTGAAATGAGTGTAGCCGTAAAAGGTACTTACACCACTTCAGTTTCTGGATATACGCATAACGATACAGTAACTTATGCAAACCCAGCAAACATCAAGCGCGCAAACTACTCATGGAAAGAGCATCACGCTGGTATTTCCTTGACGCTGACCGAACTTAAAAAGGACGGCATTAGCGTTACTGATAGCACCACATCTTCTGGTGTTTCCAACCACTCTGGGCGCGACCAGACTGTTCTTGCAAACTTGTTCGAAGACAAGCTCGACGACATGATGGAAGGGTACACGCGCGGTATCAATGACTTCCTTTATGGCGACGGCACGGCAGACGCTAACGCGATTGCTGGTATTCAGACTTTGGTTTTGGATGATCCGTCTGCTGTTGGTACTACTGTCGGCGGATTGTCTACCGTGTCAAATACATGGTGGCGCAACCGTTCTAACGTTGCGATTGCGACAACCTCAACAGGCCAAGAGCTGATTGAAACTCTTCACTCAGAAATGCGCCAACTCAAGCGTTTTGGCGGCAAGCCTAACGTTGCTGTTTGTGGTTCAGCGTTCCTAGATCGTCTTGGTGACGAACTTCGCCGCAATGGTAACTACTCGCAGACTGGCTTCTCACGCGGCCAGAACATCGCAATGGGCGAGA